ACCTAAATGTTTTGGCATATCCATCTCTATCTTTATCTAATTCATTGAGTGCGCAGAAGTAAATAGTGAAAGGACGTAAATAGAATGGCAGAGAATGCAATGAAGAAGGTTTATAAGACATATGAAAAAGTCCGGCCAGACGGGACGTATTTTGCGCTAATGTATTGGCCGACGGACGTGGAAGCTACGCATCCGTATACCACTGATCCAATCCCAGACGATCTCAAAGCCAAGCTCCCATTTTATGATTGGAGTCAGCTCAAATGGATTGACGGTTCGGCTGACGCGCTCAAGCTGCAATTGAGCGAATTTGCTGCTGGTCTGAAGTCCACTGGTCAGACTGCGGTTGCGGCCAATACTGCGGCGACTGATGCCAAGACAGCGGCAGAGGGTGCCAGCTTGCAGGCCAAGCAGTTGCAGGCGGCGTTACTGGAAATTTCTGACCTGGTGCTGTCTAAGGAGAGCGCCACCGAGACCAAGCCAGCAGATGAAGGGAGTAACAAGTAATGAACGCCATCAAGCAGCTGTATGCCAAGGCCATTACTGATGGTCAGCGAACAATTGAATCTGTCCCGGAGCTGATTCGGGATGACGTTAAGAAGCTAGTCGATGCAGCCGCTGCTGAAAAGTAGCGGTATTTATTTGCCAAAAATTGAATGGAGGAAATTATCATGTTGAATTTCAAATTTTCCGCGCTTTCTGCCCTGTACGCCGCCAACGTCCTAGATGGCGGCCGCACGATTGAAGAAGTCCCTGAAGTGATCCGTCCCCAGGTCCAGAAGATCCTCGATACAGAAAAAAACGACGACGCTGGCAAGCCGCAGGCATAGTCCTGTTGGTGGCTGCCAGCTTCTTGGCAGGAATGTTGGTGTAAGGAGGTGAAGAGCGATGTGGCAACGGATTAAAGACAATCCGCAGCATGAGGTGCTTGGCCTGTTGCACATCGGAACAGGTATTTTCCTAGTTAATCATGACAAATATTTCCGCTGGCCTCCAGGAAATTTTTTACTTTTTGTCAATGATGACTGGGTTGGCTTTTGGTTTATGCTGGTCGGCATGGCCTTTCTCCTCTGGGTGCTATTAGGTGCGAAAGACGTCCGATGGAATCGGGCAATCCTTGTGCTATCGACCATGACCATGGGCGCCTTGGCGACTTATCAGCTGATTCACTGGGTTGTGTTGGGTACTGACATTATGCCGTGGATGAGCAACGCTGCGGTGACTGCATTTATTATCTTGCTGGCAAGGGGGAGCGCTGCCAATGGAGGAGATCATTAAGCAACTGGCGCCGCTCTTAAATGTGTTAAGCCCTTTGCTATTGGGGCTTCTGGCGTATCTCGAATTTAACAAGAAGAATCACCGTGAAGAACACAATGACGATATCAACAGTCGTGACAAGCTCATCGAGAGCCTCCGAGCCGAACGAGATGCCATTTATTCCAAGTGGCTGGCGTCCGAAAAGCAAGTCGACCGACTACGGAAAGAACTCAACGAACGAAAGAAGGACGATGAATAATGGATTTTATCAAAACGTTAAATCTCGGTACGGCAGCGGAGCTGGTGATCAGCGCCGCTATTATTTTGGCCTTGGTGCAGGCCATCAAGCAGACAAAGGTCAATAACAAGTGGCTGCCGTGGATCGCCATGGGCCTGGGTGTGGTGGCCGGTCTGGTGTCGGTGGTTGCAACCAAGGACAGTAACTGGGTACCCGCTGCGCTGCAAGGTCTGCTGCTGGGTGCTGCTACCTCGGGCCTGTTCGACGGTGTTAAAGGACTGTCGGCCACGGCCTTCGGTACGACCGAGAGTGCGGCCAGCCCTGCGAGTCTCAACGAGGCCCAGACACTGCCGGCTGCTCCCCTGACCACAGTGCCGGAGGAGAAGCATGAAGACCAACGGGACGCCGGTGCTCAGCTCAAGACTGGGCCGAAGGAGGACACCAAGGATGGCACTGTCAATCAATAAAGGGTATGCCCTGGGCGCCAACCAGGGGGATGCACGGGTGGCACTGCCGTGGTATGTGATCCTCCACGAGTCAGGCAACCAGAAGGACGTGTATGATGCCAATGCCGTATTGAACGAGGTCAAATTCATGCGCAGCAATTGGAGCAACGCATATTCGACGTACTTCGTAGGTGGTGGCGGCCAGATTTATCAAATCGGTGACCCTGGTTACGTCTCCTGGGCAGCTCTGTCTGCCAATCCATATGCACCTGTGCAGATCGAGCTGGCCCGCACAGCGGACCGTGAGACGTTCCGGCGGGACTATCAGGCATATATTGCTCTGGCTCGCCAGTCCGCTCAAACCTATGGGATCCCGCTCACGCTTGATGAGGGCAGTGCTGGTAATCGAGGGATCAAGACCCATGCCTGGGTGACGGCCAATTATGGCGGTGATCATGTGGATCCATATGCCTATCTTGCCTCATGGGGAATCAGCAAGGCCCAGCTGGCGACTGATCTGGCTGGGGGCATGTCCAACTGCTCACCTGCAGCAGACAACCCCAATGTTGTGACGGTCAAATATGTTCCAGGCTACGGTGTGGCCGCTCTTGGCGATAACGGCAAGCAGATCCCCGGCAGCAATCTCAAGCTCAAACACGGGACCGCGTGGCGGTCCAACGGCATTAGTATCGTTGGAAATCAAGCATGCTACAACGTTGGGCGTGGTTGGTGGCTGCCGCAGCAGTATACCGACCAGGCGGGACTGATCACGATCAATTATGTTCCGGGTTACGGTGTGGCTACCGTCAACTCCAGCGGCAAGCAGATTGCTGGCTCCAATACCAAGTTCAAGACGGGCAGTCGGTGGCAATCGGCAACCGTGGTCAAGATTCGAGGTCAGGTTTGCTACAAGGTCAGTAATAGCGAGTACATCCCGGCACAGTATACTTGGGGTAGCGGACAGGCGTATAAATGATGTAAAATGACTCAGACGAGGTAAGCGTGCTTCGAGAGGCCGTGAAAGCGTGGTTTTCAGCATAATGTGGAACGAACGTGGAATGGTGCCTTAGGAAGTGCTGCATCAAGGGCAAGGTTACGATTGAGTGGGAATGAAAATTCAATAATTTCATAGAAACGGCCGGCACATCAGCGAACAAAATCGTTGATATGCCGGCCTTTTTCTGTGCCGATTTTTTGTGGCGTTTCTTTCATGCTTCTCAAAATATGGAACATTGTATGGAACATTCCAGAAAAACTTCATTTTGTTCCATGCGGATCCGGCTTATCGTTGGTATCTTGCAGCTTCGCGGCCACTGATGAATAAACCGATAAGCTGGCACCAACAGTTGGCCGAGTATAGTCTGCCGTCATCTGAACATTGCTGTGGCCGAGCCAGTGCATGATCTCGATTGGTGCCGACTTGGAAGCAGAGGCTTGCGTGGCAAAATAGTGGCGCAGCATATGTGGCGTGATGTGGATGTTGGACTCTTTCTCGACCCTTCTCATCACGCGGTTAGGATGATTGGGATGCAGCGGCTCGCCATTGTCATTCAACCAGAGCCATTTTTGAGTTGAGTCCGGTATGTTATTTCTGGTCCGAATGTTATCGGCGGTGAGGATCGCAAACTTGATATAGTCGATGACCTCTCCGGACACCCATACGGTACGATATGATGACTTAGTCTTCAGTGTGCCACCAGTCGGGAAGTCGATCGTGCGCTGCAGGTCAATCTTGATTCCACAGATTTCTTTACCTGCTTTGTCTTTACGGAACTCGAATGATTCGGTGCGCAATCCCATGAGTTCGCCTCGGCGCAGGCCCAATGTATCCAGATAAATCAAGGCCATCATATATTTATCCAGGGTGTGCTGAGCAACGTCAATCCAGCGTTCGTAATCCTCGGGATCGATGTCCTTGTCGGAGGCATCTCGGCCACGGACCAGCATTCCCTTAAGCCTATTCTTGGGGATAATGTCCTGTTCTTCGGCGTCATTCATGATCATCAGCATGAGAGCATTGACGGTGCGCACGGTCGTCTTCGCCAAGCCTTTCAACGTTAGGCTATCCAAAAATGACTGATAAGACGGTCGAGACACGTCACTCAGGCGAGATGAGCCAAACGCCGGTTTGAGATAGTGCTGATAATAGTTCTTATTGTTCTTTGCGGTGGAGGACTTCCAGACGCCAAGTTCCAGCTTCCGTTTGGTGATCCGCTGGTAATATTGGTCAACGGTCATCTCGGCACCAGCAATCTGGTTGTATTTTCCGGCTGACAGGTCGGCTTCAAATTGTTTGAGCACCGCATCAGCTTGTCGCCAGGTACGGATCCCGCTGCGGCTGAATTCGTCGCGTTTGCCTACACTATTGTTGAATGTTCGGCGGACGCGATATCGTTTCCCTTTGGCCGTGTCATACTCATAAATATTGGGGTGACGCGGTACGGGCGTATATTTTCGCATGTTGGTATTCCTCCCTGAATTGTGTATTTTTTGGTGCTCGGTACACACACCAGTTCTTTTTGAGCGTGAAAGAAAAGCCCCAAATTCGGGGCTTTTCTTTCAAAAGTAATGTTTATCGCACAATCGTAACAATAATAGAAACGATTGAGACGACAAGTGACAATCCACCAATAACCAAGGTGCCAATTATGAAATGATTGGTTTCCTTTCGGTCATGGTCACGTTTTTCAAATTGATCGTGGATAGCCAGGCTGATCTTATCCGGAATCGAACTCTTTAAATCGGAAATTGAAGAGTCGACGTTTTCAAACTTGCTGTCGATTTTCACGCCGAGAGTATCAATCTTGCCTTCAATCTTTGCTTGTAGTATTTGCAGTTCCTGTTTTGTTGCATATTCATGATTCAAGGTTGGCCCGCCCCTTTCAGGGTAAAAATCCATAAGCGTCTTGAGTTCTTCCTTTGTAACGTATTTCGAATCCATAGGACCACCTCCGACTTGTTCTTTACCCCCAATTGTATCACCACTGTACGGCCAAGGCCCATTGACTAAGTTGGGTGAATAATTTCCTCGTTGGCGTTGATTATTCACCATGTAGAGTTGGTTATTTAGCTTGCTCATAAACAACCTCCAAATGAGTCTCAAAAAAAACGTCAGCCAAAAAATCAGGACCGCCCTGATGGCCTGTGGGCTTGTTACTCCAAACGAGTATAACTTCTAACTCTACAGAATCATCACCGAAAAAGCTAAGCTTGTCCCTTTCAATACGGAATGGAAATTCTAAAGAAACAGTCTGCCTGGTAGTTCCCTTTAGTGGAGGAACCGAAGAGTTTCCAATTACTATAGGAACAAAGCTTGGTTTGACCATGTCGTATGCGGTAACTGTTGAATAGATGTATTTTGCCTCTTCTGGAACTACCACAACTGCATCAAGTAAGAGAGAAAAATCCAACACGTCATTGAACATTGTAACTTTGTACACGTCAACAGGGCTTGTGCTTTGGTCATTATTTGGATATTGCTGAATTCTCAAGCCAACGATGTTAATGGGACTTTTTTGCCTTTGCTGCATCACGAAAAATCACCCTTTCTACCGATCATTTTTGAAAGTACTTGGCATGAACGAAAAAACGACAGTAGGCTCTAAAACACGATACACTCTATGAATCAAGCACAGCGTAATACAATGAATCAGCGTACCTAGACTGGCGTTACAAGCTGATTTTGAAATTGTAAGTTTTGTTCGAGAACCCCTGTGTCGCAGCTAATTTGCTGTCATCGGTTAATTTGTAGTCGGCACTGAAAATAATTTGTAGAGACTTAATCGAACTGGGGGAAGGCATTTTCGGTATTGTCCAGAGTACAAATCCCTCTTTCTCTTTGCCTGCTGAAAAGGTTCCGTCAAATTGATCACTGCTGGATGCATCTGCGACTTCGTGCTGACCATCTGAGGTATTGAGAAAGCCACGGGTAGGGTAAATTGTAATCTCTTGAGCTGCCCTGATCTTGAAGTGAACGAGAACGACACCCTCATATATTTTCTTGGTACGCTTATCCTCAAATGATTTTGTCTTGATTACGTTGACTTGATCGATAGTTACGTTGGTCCCAGCCCATGAGTTATCGAACGCATCAAGGGAGTATGTGTTACTGGATATAATGGGATAGCCAATGTGATTCACCGGCACAGATTTAGCGGAATCAGCGGGTTCAGTAGAACGTCCCTTAAAAGTAAGCTCCTTTGAGACTCCGTTTAACACCTTGACAGAGCTTTGTGAGTGGCTGCCATTGCAGGAGGAAAGAGCAAGTACAGCGATTGATAATAAAGCCACTAGCGTAAGTTTGCGTTTATCCATGTATACCGTCTCTTTTCTTCAATTTCAGCTTTTAACGTCGTCAGGATTTGGACGTGTTGTTTGCAAAATGGTGGTTGACTTTCCGGAAATCCTAAGCCAAAATGCAAGCAACAGGACTTCAGCATAGAAAGGAGAGAACAAGATTGAGAACTGCAGCGGTATATGTATTGACGGCTGCTCCGATAGCCGTCACAATTTCGATACTGGCGATGATTATTGGTCTCCCTTATCGTCCTGATCTTTTTCTTGGCCCGGTTCTCCTCCTCTTGGTCCTTTTTGTTTCCGTCCGGTGGAATTCGAAGGCGAGCCTGTTTGACTTTGATCTTGAATTTCGTTTCCGACATTTCTAAGTCGAGGGTGAAGTTTACTGAAGTGCTTATTAGCTTTTGCTGGATGGAGTTGTTTGGCAACCAACTTATCGTATGCAATCTGGTTTTTCTTGTTTTGCAATTTGTTGGCCCAATGATTCCGGTAAATTTCTTGCACGTATGGAATCAATCCGATTTCCTTGAATCGTTTTCCCAACAAAAGTTTCAATACCCAGAAAGCAAATCCTGTGCCCCCAAGCGCAGTGATGGAACCGATAACTGTCTGGAGTAACTGCAACAATAATTTCTGGTTGCTGGGATCCGTCAAAAACTTGATGACAAGTGGAGAATTTCTCTCGAAGTCAACATGGACGAGGTCGTTCTGATCGGGACTGGCAGTTTCCAAAATTTGAGCTAAGCCTTGCAACTGTTGCACGTTAAGCCCAGTAGTGGCGTCGGTCTCGAAGATTGCCCGGACACCAGCCGTATCAACGAGTACCGGGGAAATAAGCTCGTTAATCTCCCCGTGTCCATCAGGAATGTTCATAATGGCCTGCTGTGCAGTAAGTGCCATCAGTACACCTTTTGGCAAGCTTCTCCGGGGTACTTCTTTAATCCACAAAACGTTTCTCCGCTTTTTATGCCTGCTTAATTGATAATTGAGGTGTGGCCCTTCCTCGTCTAGTTCCTGTTGGATGTCTCCTTGATAATCGAAGGCATCGCTGACGATGACGCCGATGGCGTAAAAGTCAGAGTTTTCACCGGGCACCACAACAATGTCACCAATTTGCATCGAAAAAATAAATTTTTCCAGCTGATTGGCACGAAGGGTGGTTGTTTGCTTACTCTCATCCGGATATTCACGGACGAAGATTGGTCGGATCTGTGGGAACTGCTCAAGGTCGGCGGGACTTTTCCCGCCTGTGACCATTTGTACAGTAACCGCATCATGACCGATGCTGACGAAACCACGTCTTTCAAAATCAGTCAGGTATTTTCCGCCTTCAGCCCGAACGATCCAATAGTTGGTTCCCTCTTCAATATGAAGGAGCGGGACAAATTCGTCATCATCAACCATGTAGAACATCTCCCCATGCCCCCACTTCGGCGGGGCTATTTGTTTGCCGTCAGGATTTGGACGGTAAACACTCTTACGTTTCAGAACAAATACTCGGCCACGGATTCTTGGACACTGTCGACCTCCCAGGATGGAATGTGCAACTTGCCCATCCAATCTACCGCATTGATCTGATCCGGTTGACAGTCGCCATCGATAGTCAGTGGAAGGAGGATCTCAAACGCCTTCTTGTTAGCGTGATACTCGTACTTGCTGTGGTTGGCGGTTGTTGTGAAATACAGGATCGATGAGCCGTCACCGTCCAAACAGTGACCTATTTCGTGGGCGGCGATGTAGGGTAATTGATTCTGATCTCGCCAGCACATGTTGATTACGACAAGGGACTTGGCCGGGTCACTAACAGACGGCGTGTCGGGCTGTAGTTCTTTGGTCAGGATGAAGCCGACACCGTGTCGACGTGCGTAATCGAGCACCTGGTTAAAGAGCTCCTGATATTCCTCATCCATCGTCACGATCACTTCCCAACAGCCGTTTGATGATCTTGAGGTCTTCGTCCGGGATCGGCTTCCCTTGGTAGGTCATGATGACGTCATCGTCGTCGATGTCGACCTTCTTAGGTTTTCTGTCTTGGGTGTTACCTAGTAAATAATCGACGGAGACGTTGTACAGTGAAGCAATCTTGCGCAACGTGACAAGGTCTGGGTCACGACGTCCCTGTTCATAGGAAGCGTAAGTCGTTTTTGCGACGCCTAATTTTTTTGCCACGTCTGATTGCGTCATATTGTGACTGGCTTTTCGAACTTCCTTCAATCGGTCAGACAACATATCTTCACCCCCGATACCGTCATCATAATACGCAAAGCGCGTATTTAGTAGTCATAAAAATAAAATCGTCAAAATGAATATTTTGTGTTGACATAGTACGACACTACGCGTACTATTATCAGTGTAATCAAGTACGCGTATTGTACGACAAGGAGATGAGGCAGCTTGACTACTAATAACCAGCGACGCAAGTGGCTGCGCAAATTACGGAAGGATATGGGAATGACCCAGTACCAGATGGCAGTGTACTTGGGAATACCCAAGACAACCTACTCGTCTTACGAGCAAGGCTATCGCACGCCTGAAGTTGATACCGCAAAGGCGCTTGGCGGAAAGCTCAGCATCGATTGGACTTATTTTTTTGAGGACCATGTACGCGTTTCGACTACAAAGGAGGCCGCGAAATGAATGAACTAACACCGATTGAGAATCAAGGCCAGCGGGTACTGACCACGGAGCAGCTTGCTGAACTGTATGGAACTACGGCAAAACGGATCAGCGATAACTTCAAATCCAACGCTGAAAAATTTATTGAAGGAACACATTACTTCGTCCTGGAAGGCACGGTGCTCAAGGAGTTCAAGAGCCAATCCGGAAATTCGGGATTGCCTTTCAACAAGTTCTCGTCTCGAGTATATCTCTGGACCAAACGTGGAGCCGCACGTCACTCAAAAATGCTTGGCACAGATCAGGCCTGGGACATGTTCGACAGCCTGGAAGAGAATTACTTCAATCCAGAACTACGTTTGCCTCAGACACCAGAGGAAAAGCTCGCCTTAACCATGAAAGTGGCCAATAGGAGTGCCGAGAAAGTCAAGAAGCTCGACGGTCGGGTCACTGATCTTGAAAAGAATGCTCCGATTGCTCCCGGCGAATACAGCTATATCAGCCGTCAGGTCCGAAACGTGGTCGAGAGCTATGTGAACGTTCACCATCTCCAGCTGACCCAGAAACAGCGTGGATTGCTTTATAAAGACGTCAGCCGTGGCATGAACGAGTATGTCGGGATTAAGACACGCACGCAGCTGCGTAAGCGGGACTTTGACAAAGCCGACGAATATATCGGCAACTGGCACCCGTCAACTGCGACCTTGATGCTCCTTCGTGAGGGAGAACAGCTTCCTTCTACTATTTAAGGAGAGCGAAGAAAAATGAAATACCAAGTTAACCATTTTTTACTCATTATTGACGAGTGGTATTTGACCTACATCAAACGCGCAAAATGCTTTATCTGTGGTAGTCCTGCAACACTTGCGTTGGGCAATGGGCTTTATGAGTGTGAGGATTGTGCCTACATTGCCAACGAAATGGCAATTGAACAATCCAGTCAGAAGTAAATGGTCTCTAAGCCCGTGACCAAAGGGTAACAAACATTGCTGCATCCGCTTGCAGAAGAGCTTCGTTGGGTTCCTTAATGTCCCTTAAGGTCACCAACTGCTGTGTTTGAAGATTCAAGATTGCCGGTACCGAGTGCTCAGGTTGCTCAGAGTATGTAGCTTTGTCCATCAACATCAGTGATGAGCCAATGTTCCACTTGGTTAAACGTTCGTCATGCTTTTTTACACGATAAAAAACTTTTATCAGATAATTCGTTCCATCCATGGCTAACACGAACTCTGGCGAAGCTGTCACTTGAAGGCTCTCGTCATCATTCGACCATGTTGCCTTAGGAGCCGCCCTATAGACATATTGACGGTTTTTGAAAAAGGACTCTAACTTGCTCACTGCCTCTAGATAGTTCTTCTGCTTATTTCCTCTCTGAGTAGCAGACGCAGCAACTTGTGACAGATTGTCAAATGTCATGTTTCCCTGAAGGACATGGTGCAATCCATCTCTGATGGGCTTCCAATAATCCGTGGCAGGTTCATAAGCAGTATTTTCCTTAATCTTCTGAACAGCTGTCAACTTTCCGTAAGTGGTCGTTTTGGCTGCGTAACTTAAAAATTGCGATAACGTGATCTTCATTTCAGTTCTCCTTTGTCATTTCCCATTAAAATCCTCCTGACCCGCTCCTGCTCCTCGGGAGTAAGAGCATTACCCAGTTCTTCCCACATTGTCCGCCGCTTGGCGGCAGATGAGCCGTCGGGGCGCTGGTTGTACGGAGGAAAGTCTAGGAGCTCTGTGAGGGACATATTGAAGCCCTCAGCAATCTGATACAGCGTATCAACTTTAGGTACTCGGCCAGCGTTGTTAAGCATACCGGCCAACGTCGACTGGGTTATGCCTGATTCGGTAGCTAATTTATTTACTGACCAGCCACGTTGTTCAGCTAAGTCGTTGATTCTTTTGGCGAGTAAGTCGTGGTGATCCATATAAATACGCTCCTAACCGTTTTGGGTTAAACCCAGTTACAGTTTACCCGAATGTTTCAAAAATAGTTAGCCGTAAAAGGTTGACATCATATCCTTTAAAAGCTAGTATTATAACCGTAAACAGATGAGAGGCGATAACAGTGAAACTTCGATTGAAGGAAGAGCGTGAACGGGCTGGGCTTACGCAAGCTCAATTAGCAGATAAAAGTGGAGTTCCCCAGACCACAATCAGCGGTCTGGAAAGTGGCAAGCGATCACCCAATATGGACACCGCATTCAAATTGGCTGATGGGCTGGGAATTGCAGTCACACGCTTGGCTATCTGGGAAAAGCAGGAGGCGAAGAACTAATGGAAATGCCAAAGACACCGGAAGAGCTTGTGGCGCTCATTGATGAGCGTATTGATTTCCGTAAGCCGGGTCATCGGACTCCCAAGGCCCAGGAATTCACGAACGAAATGGACAAGTGGTTCTTCAGTCAATATCCCGGTCAGGACTACGAACACATCAAGGTTCGGAACAATGCCGAGAACGGTTTGAAGGCAGCCATCAAGGCACGGTTACAACTAAAGAACATCTTGTCTTTGACCGATGAGCAAATACCAGAGGCCCGACAGATTTTCGATGAATACAAGCACCTTCTTTCTGACTAACCACATGCGAGAAACAATTGGCTTCATTGTTTTAATGGTAAGACATACTGCCGTTAAGCCGCTATGCAGCTGGTACACAAATTAAGGAAGTGACAAGATGACAATCAACATTATTGATGAATTTGAGCGAGCTCTCGATGAGCAACATCTGACAAAAAAAGAACTTTCAGGTCGGTTACATGTGACACAGGCTGCTTTGAGCAATTGGGTATCACGTGATGGATCAATTCCATCAGACAAACTGATTCCAACTGCATTAGCAATTGGCAGTGACCGATTTCTTGATGCCGCTGTTGAATATGCCACTGGCGGACGTCTCCGAGTGTTTGCGGATGACGTTGATACAGATGACCCTCTCGTTCTTTTCCTCAAAGAGAAGATGGCCCACGCGCAGTTCGAGCGATGTGCCCAAGATGCAGAATCTGCGCTCGCCACCGATCCACGAAAAAGGTGCCGATCTGATTTTGAAAAAATTGATCAGTACATCGACGCTGGTGATGATCTAGTTGAGCATTTGGAAAGCTTTTTAGGAACCCTGAGACAGCAGAAAGTGGAGGAGGTAAGCCAAACATGGACATGAATATCAGTTTTCCCACTGATGAGCAATTTCAGAGCAAGCTCATCGACGCCATCGCTAAGCAGGTGGCGAACCGGATCCCGACGCCGGAGACGCCGGAGCAACTGCTCACGCGGGCCAAGCTCGCCAAAGCATTGGGCGTCGGGGGCGGCACGGTTGACCAGTGGCGGATGCAGCCTGGATTTCCATATCACCTGAAGGGCGAGAAAACCGAGGCGTACCTGTATAGCGAAGTTCGCGATTGGCTTAAAGCCAACACGATGCACGCGTAGGAGGGAGCGCCATGATCACATCAAGCAACCTAGCACTGCTGTTAATCCTGACGGTCGTCACGACAGCGGTCATCATGACGCTGCTGATCCGGCCTGAATGGTTCGGATTGGGCGACGACTACAACCCAGAGGAGGAGAAACATGATTGAAGCATATGACGCCATCACCGAGTTGTATCTGGCTGAGCTCAAGAAGCTGGATGGCGGACCCATGACTAGCGAGGAACAGACCGTTTGGACTGCTCGTATGGACGCGTTTAGGGAAGCTCAGCATGCAGTATTCAAGTTGATGTTTCCTCAGGACAACAAAAAAACCGCTGACGGAGGCAACCGTCAACGGCAGGAGAAATAAGCATTGCAATAGTTATTTCTCCTCTAGTTTATCAAATAAATGGAGGTTTGAACAATGCAAATTAACGCAAGCAATTACACCCTGGGGGCTGCCTACGACCGTCAGAACGACGACAGCGACGTGATCGTCGATATCCTTGGCAACAACGTCTATCCAGGCGAGCCGGTCTGGTCCTTCCGGTATCACGGCCGGAGCAGTAAACAAGAGGCTGCCATTCTGTCCTACGACACGGCGAGCGACAAACAGTTTTTCCGGAGTGAGATCCGGCGGCTTGGTCCAGTCCAATATCTGCGCCGCGTCATGCACGAGGAACCAGCAGACTTCCTGTTGCGGCAGTTCGGCAAGGACAGCCAGATCATCAATCCGGACATCATCCGCAACATAATCGAGCGGGCGATGGGAGCTGGCGATATCGAGCGGGTGCTGCAGTTCGACTTTACAGATACCCTGGAGAATTATCTGGACCACATGGAAGACACTGACCAGGCGCCGATGGAATTGTATTACGACGCCGATCATTACGAAGTTGGGGAGGCATAAACATGGCAACTAACGAACTCGTCGCCGGTGTAATTAACCGCATTGACGCCATGAAGAAGGAACAAAAGATGGCCCTTCCGGCCGGATACAACGCAGCCAACGCGCTCAATATGGCTTGGCTTCAACTGACCGACACATCAAACGGCCAGTCGCTGGTGCAGAAGACGACACCGGAGAGCCAAGCCAAGGCGCTACTCAACATGGCACTGCAGGGGCTCAGCCCGGCCAAGAATCAGGTGTACTTCATTCCCTACGGCCGGAACCTGACGCTCATGCGGTCATACTTCGGTAGCCTGGCCATTCTTCAACGGCTGGACAACGTTAAGGACGTCTGGGCGGAGGTAGTTCGAGAGGGTGACAAATTTGAGGTCGGATCCAAACACGGCCGGATGGTGGTCAAGACTTACGAACCGTCCGTCGAGAATCTGGACAAGCCCATTGCATATGCTTTTGCGGTGATCGTTGATAACAACGACATGGAAAACTACACCATCATGACAAAGAAACAGATCGACACCAGCTGGAGCCACGCCAAGACCACCAAGGTCCAGAAGGAATACCCGGATCAGATGGCTTTGCGGACGGTGCTTAATCGGGCGGCTAAGTGGTTCATCAACTCTTCTTCGGATAATGATCTGCTCATCCAGGCCATCAACGACACCACAGCGGACGAGTACGACAACACGGATAAGAAGGACGTCACGCCCACCAACATCGACGACCTGCTGAACGCCCCAGGCCAGGCAGAGGAAACCAAGTCACGGAAGGATGTGAAGAACGATGAGCCAATCCCAGACCCGCAGCCAGAGCAAACCAGCCTCGACGATGAAGACCTTCCGGCTTTCTGACGCCAATTATTACAGCCGGGAAGCCAATCAGCATTACATGTCAGCGACCGTCTTCAAACGGTTCTTGGCCTGTGAAGCCGAGGCGTTGGCTGAACTGAGAGGGGTATGGACGCTTGAACGTAGTCCAACGGCCCTCTTGGTCGGGAACTATCTCCATAGTTACTTTGAGAGTCCCGAGGCCCATCAGGAGTTTATCAAGGCTAACGCCTGGTCAATTTACAAGCCCAGAGCGGCTACCAAAAAGGATGAAAAAGATGGCGTCGAAATCCGAGAAATCGAGGGCAAGGACAACACCAAGAAGAAGATCGTCCTCACCAACGAGATGTATGCGGACTATCCCAAGGCCGACAAAATGATCAAGGTATTGGATGACGACCAAACATTTCGGAAGGTTTATCAGGGGAACAAGGAAGAAATCCTGACTGGCGAAATTGGTGGGACGCCTTGGATGGGAAAAGTTGACTGTTTTGACCCCACCAAATCATTCTTTCTGGATCTCAAGACAACTGAAGATCTGCACAAACGTCACTGGATCCAGGCCGGCGATCGTGGTCACTGGGGGTCGTTTGTTGAGGCGTATAGCTACCCACTGCAGATGGCCGTCTACCAAGAATTGATTCGGCAGAACTACGGCACTCGCCCAGCACCGATTCTGGTCGCCGTGAGCAAGCAGGAACCACCGGACAAAGCCTTCGTGTCAATACCCCAAGATGATCTGGATGAGGCCATGCAGCAGCTGATGGACGCTCAGCAACGGATCAAGCAGGTCATTGCTGGTGAGACCAACCCGTATCGTTGTGAGCAGTGCGACTACTGCCGAGCGACCAAACATCTGGGACAGATCATCAGCATGAACGAATTGATTGAGTAGGGGTGATCATTTGGATTATTTCAAGCAACGACGAGCGTTCCGCGATCTTAAGGTGTACGAAGTGAAGCTCTCGGCAGGCCAAAACAATTTGTATCGAGAATTACTCGATTATGCAAACGACAAAGGTCTCCTTGATCGCTCTTTCCGACTGATGAACGATGCGGTTTGCTCTCTAACTGGCTTAACCGAAAGCGGGATGGTAAAAGCCCGGAATCAGTTAGCACAGCTCGGCTTGATTGTTTACGAAAAAGGCAAACAGAACTCAGAAGCGCCCACCTACCAAATCATTCAATTGTACGAAGAAGGGCAACGGTCAGGAACTAAGTTGGACAGCGGTCAGGATAGTAACCCGGGTAACGGTCAGGAAACAATTCGGGGAGTAACCAGGGCAACGAATCTTATTACTAATACTCAACCCTTACCTAACAAAGAGAAACGTCAGCATCCCCGCAAGCGGGAATACGCTGACGACTCCCCCGAAATGGCTGAGGCCACGTATCTCTGGGAATGGATCAAGAAGAATAACCCCGAGGCTAATAAAGAGCCGAGTTTCCAGAGCTGGGCCGATGATATTCGAAAAATGCATGAGATCGACGGCCGTTCGTTTGACAAGATTCACCGCATGATTGACTGGTCCCAACAGAGCGACTTTTGGGCACCTAATATTCTGAGTGCCGCCAAGCTCCGTGCGCAGTATTTGAAAATGGCTGCGCAGGCCAATGCTGACGCCAAGAAGAGTCGTGGCAAGTCGCCGTTTAAGACGAGTCAGCAGCCAGCTTGGGCCGACCCCAATTACAAGTCAGAGCCAGCTGAGCCTGTGGATCCAGCAATAAAAGCCAAGCTGGCAGAAGAAATGGCTAAGCTACGCGAAAGACGGGAGAAGCGAAAGGAGAACGCGACGTGAAGAAGATTGAGCCTACGGCACTTGAAGACTACCAGTTACAACAGCAGGTCAGCCACTACATCAAGATGACACCCGTGATGGGCAAGATGTGCCAATTCGTTGAGCGCTGGAAGGATGGTGAAACCTATGGACACGATCAAGCGACGTCTCGGCCGATTCGTCATTGAGAAGCAGAAGGCCCGTGACCGCCGGTTGAAGCTCTATGAGCCGATGGTGGAGCGTGGTCTGCGAAACGTGGACATGGCCCAGGAACTGGGTATCAGTTCCACGGTCGTTGCTCATGATCTGCGACTGTTGGGGATCCATGCTCACCGTTGGATGCATTGGCGACTGATCAACGCCAACACGGGCCAAGTGACCTATTATGCCAGTATCAGCGAGATGCGGGCTGTCCGGCATTTCCACACAGAATTGGTACCCGACCGGAGCAAGATGATCTTGGGTGCTTGGACCATTGAGCACGGCGCCTGGTATCAGGATAAGCACGGGGAATGGCAGGAGGCGCCCAATGAATCCTTATAGGCCACATATCCCCTTTAGGCGGACACGGTCTAAGTACCACGCCCAGCCGGTGATCATCGATAACCATAAGTTCGACAGCAAGGCCGAGGGTGCCTATTACATCCTGCTCAAGGGCCAGGGCGTGGATTTCAAAATGCAGGAGAAGTTTGAGATTTTGCCGGCATTTAAGTTTGGTGGAAAACGATACGCTGCGCGGGCTTACACACCGGATTTCTGTATCTACGAGAACGGCAACCTGATCAAGGCCATCGACGTGAAGGGCGGCAGGGCCACCCTGACGACAGATGCTAGGCTGCGCATGGTGATGTGGGTCAAACGGTATCAGCTGCCGCTTTACGTGGCACGATACGATTACCGCACGGGATTATTCGAAGAGACGAGAGCATGAAACAAGGATATGGCGTCATCGGTGTTTACACCAACGAGTGTTATGGAGTATATGCCAGCCGGGCCGAGGCCTGGCGGTTAGGAATCAATGGCCGATTTATTAAATCGGTGGAACCTAAACGCGGTAGCAGCTGGGTGCTGCATACCAAGATTGAGATGGATGAGCCGGTATTCGTGGCGAACCTGAGCCTGCCCATTGAGCCGCAGAAGCCATACATGGGCCCTGATACACGGGTGCGGGAGATAGCGGCCCGTCACAAATGGGAAGAAGCCAATCAAGTCCGGGAGGTGTTGGGCTGATGAACAATTTAGTGATTATGCATGATCAGCAAGCAGTGACCACAAGCCTGAAGGTTGCCGAGGTGTTTGGGAAGCGGCACGACCATGTAGTCCGCGATATAGAAGCATTGCGAGGAGATGTCCCCAATTTTGGGGAGATGTTTACGGTGACCACCGTCCCAGATTCTTACAATCGGCCACGCCGAGCCTATCTCATGAATCGCGACGGGTTCACATTGCTCGCCATGGGATACACCGGTAAGCAAGCCATGCGCTTCAAGGTTGCTTACGTTCAGGCATTCAATTCGATGGAACAGCAGATCCAGACTGGTTACACGATCCCAGGTAGCTACGCCGAGGCGTTAAAGCTGGCGGCCCAACAGGCCGAACAAATCGAGCAGCAGCGGCCCAAGGTGCTCTTTGCCGACGCGGTGAGTACCAGTCGATCCACGGTACTGGTGGGGGAACTCGCCAAGATTCTGCGTCAAAATGGCATCGATATCGGACAGAATCGCTTGTTCGTCTGGCTGCGCGAACGCGGATACTTAATCAACCGACAAGGGTCTGACCGCAATATGCCGACGCAGCGGGCGATGGATCTGGGGCTGTTTCGAATCAAAGAATCAAGTCATGTCAATGGTGATGGCGTTGTTGTGACCACGAAGACGCCAAAGGTAACCGGTAAAGGGCAGCAGTACTTTATCAACAAGTTTCTGACTGATGTGGGAGGTAAAGAATGATCAATGATGCGGTACTGATTGGCCGCCTGACCAAGGCGGTGGACGTACGTTACACCCAGGGTGGCACAGCCGTCGGTAACTTCACGCTTGCCGTCAACCGAAATTTCAAGAACGCTGCCGGAGAACGTGAAGCAGATTTTATCAGTTGCGTGATCTGGAAAAAATCGGCGGAGAACCTCGCGAACTTCACACACAAGGGCACACTGATCAGTGTGCGAGGGCGTATCAACACGCGACATTACGACAAAGACGGCAGTCGGGTATACGTCACTGAGGTTGTGGTGGACGAGTTCTCACTACTGGAACCACGTGACTCATCCCCAGAGGCACCACAAGCGCCGCCTCCGGATGAGGAGCCAGAACCGGCACCTGCGCAAGAAGCAGCTGACCCACTGGCTGCCGGTCAGCCAATTGATATCAGCGACGATGATCTGCCATTTTAGGAGGCAAACGGATGAGCATCAACAAGAAAATCAGTGAGATCAACGCGACAATCAAGAACCAGCTCAAGGGTGATCAGAGCAATGACATCAGCGATGGCAGCCACACATTCGGCGACCTGTATTTCCATCGCGCAGTACTGTTTGCTGCATTGCTCAAGGCATACCCGGATAAGAGCTGGCGCTCCAAGGTCCAATCGGATGGACACGGGTTCCCAGGCTACTTCATCTGCGGGATCCAGACGCCAGAGGGCCAGTACGGTTATCACTACGCGCTGGGCCAGTGGGATCTGTTCGAGGGGGTGCGCGAACTGCCAGAGTCGCCAGCTTATGACGGGCACAAACCAGAGGACGTGACGCGGCTGCTGTCGCTGAGCAAGGAGGAACACGGGGAAATCGTTAAATTGGAGGCGGAGGAATGAAACGAGAGATTAAGTT